CTCGTCAGGCCCGAGGCGCTCATGGCCCGCATCAAGTCCGACCCTGTCGAGATCGTCAGGACCGAGATGCTCTGCCAGTGGGTCGAGACGCTCGACTCGCCGTTCCCTGCCGGCACCTGGGCCGAGTGCTTCACAGAAGGCGTTGAGATGCTCCCTGAGCGTCCGACGTTCCTCGCCATAGACGTCACCCCCGACAGGCGCGACGCCGCTCTCGTCGCAGTACAGCAGCTTGACGAGGACGCTGAGAACCTTGCCTGCTTCGTCCTCGACACCTGGCACGCCGACGACACCATCGACGACCGCAAGGTCGCAGGGCAGGTCGCCAAGCGTGCCCGCGATCTGTTCGCCCGCGTCGTCGCCTTCGACCGGTGGACCGCCGCAGGCATCGCCTCGAGGGTCGCCCAGGTCGGCATCCCTGTCGGCGACGTGTCCGGCTCACAGTTCACCCAGGCCTGCGACGAGCTGCTCGGCGCCATCGTCTCCAAGCGGCTGCAGCACACCGGCCAGGAGGTGCTCACCCAGCAGATCGCGGCAGCCGCCCGCAAGCAGACCGGAGACGGCGGGTGGCGCATCGTCCGGCGCCAGTCAGCCGGCCCCGTCTGCGCCGCCGTGGCACTCGCCATGGCGACCCATCACGCTGTGCGTCCGGTCTCCCAGGCGCAGATCGTCGTAGGTTAGGATTAGCCCCATGGGCCTACTCGACATCATCCTCGGAACGACGCCTCCCCCAGCATCTGAGGAGGGTGACCTTCCAGTCACAGCGAGCCTGGCCTCCGCCCGATGGCCGACCTATCAGGAACTCTCAGGGACCTCGGGCGTAAACGTCGCACGCAACCAAGCGATGACCGTGCCGGCTATCGCTCGAGCACGCAACATCATCTGCGGGTCCATCTCCGGCCTTCCCATGTACCGGTTCACCGAAGCAGGACGCGACCTGCGACCCGCACCATGGATGCAGCAGCCCGACCCGTTCGTGCCCCGTCAGACCACCCTCGCCTGGACGGTCGACAGCCTGTTCTTCTACGGCGTCGCCTACTGGCAGGTTCTCGACGTGTACGCCGAGGACGGCAGGCCCTCACGCTTCCGCTGGATCGACCCGACCCGCGTCGCACCCGTCGTCAACCGCGACGGCACTCTCGTCGAGGGCTACACGGTCGACGGCGCGAAGGTCCCCACGACCGGAGTCAACAGCCTCGTCGTGTTCTCCGGCTTTGAGGACGGACTGCTGCGCCGCGCAGGCCGCACGATCCGTACGGCCATCCAGCTCGAGCAGGCAGCGCTGACCTACGCCGAGACGCCGTCGCCGATGGTCGCACTCAAGAACTCCGGTTCGCCGCTGCCGACCGGCAAGGTCACCGAGCTGCTTCAGGCGTGGCGCGAGGCGCGCAACCGTTCTGCTACCGCCTACCTCAACGAGTCCATCGACATCGAGCGGGTCGGCTTCTCACCCGCGGAGATGGCTCTCGTCGAAGCCCGCATGGCCACCGCCCAGGAACTTGCGCGCGCCGCCGGCATCCCGCCCTGGTACCTCGGCGTCGACGCCGGCTCGTCCATGACCTACCAAAACGTCGGCAACAGCCGCCGCGATCTGCTCGACTTCGCCCTCATGCCGTACATCACCGCGCTTGAGCAGCGCCTCAGCCTGTCGGACATTCTCGTCAGCCGCGAGGCCATCAAGTTCGACCTCACCGACTTCCTCCGTAGCAGCCCCATCGAACGCGCACAGCTCTACCAGGCGCTCGTCCCGCTCGGCATACTTACCCCCGAAGAGGTTCGCAGCCTCGAAGACCTCGCACCAGGCGAACAGGCACAGTGATGCAGAAGCAGCTGCACGTCACCTTCACTGCGGACGTAACCGCAGCGGACTCTGAAAAGGGCGTGATCGTCGGCTCGGTCGTCCCCTACGGCGTGTTCGGGAACACCAGCCTCGGGCCTGTCGCGTTTCAGGCTGGCGCGTTTGCCAAGCCACCCGAGACCGTGAAGCTGCTCCTCGAGCACGACGGACGGCGCCCCATCGGACGCGCGACCGGCTTTGTTGACGGACCCGACCACATGACCGGCACGTTTAAGCTCAGCCGGACGACCGCAGGGCGTGACGCCCTGATCGAGGCCGCCGAAGGCCTGCGCGACGGCCTGTCGGTCGGCGCCAACATCATCGACTTCGAGGACACCGAGGAGGGCTACGTCGTTACCGCGGCAGAGCTCGTCGAGGTGTCTCTCGTCGCCTCACCCGCCTTCTCCCAGGCAGGTGTGGAGCAGGTCGCGGCATCCGCGCCCGACCCGACCCCCGAACCCTCCAACCAGGAGCCCGCAACCATGGAGAACGAGACCCCCGAGGTCGAGCCCGCCGCCGAGGTGGTCGAAGCCTCCGAGAAGGTCGAGGCTGCTGCCCCGACCAAGCAGTACATCACCGTCGGCGCGCCCCGCGCCCTCGACAACATGACCGCTGGTGGCTTCGCGCACGCGCAGCTCAGCGCGGCAGCCGGTGACCGCGACGCGCAGATGCTCGTCCAGGCCGCCCTCGCCGACAACACCACGACCACCGGTGCCGGCCTTGTGCCGACCCGCTTCCTGACCGAGGTCATCTCCGTCCTCGACAACAGCCGCCCGTTCGTCGACAGCATCAGCCGCGACACGCTGCCCGCTGACGGCCTCGACTTTAAGATCCCGCGCGTCACCCAGAAGCCGTCCGTCGCAGAGCAGGCCGCAGAGGGCGACGAGGTCTCCTCAACCGCGTTCGAGCTCGACTACCTGACGGTCGACGTCAAGACGTTCGGAGGCGGCGAGCGCATCAGCCGCCAGCTCATCGAGCGTTCGGACCCGTCGTTCCTTGACCGCCTCATCATCGAGATGGCCGCGCAGTACGCGCAGCAGACCGACCTGTTCGCGTTCGGCGTCGCCACCGCAGGCGCCGCCACGTCGGACGGCTCGGACATCTACCAGTCCGTCGTCAAGGGCATCGCCGACTCCTCGTCGGTCATGCGCTTCACGCCTTCGCACCTCGTCGTGCCGGCGTCCGGCTCGGGCTCCATCACCTACGAGAAGCTCATGCAGGAGGTCGACCTCGACGGTCGTCCGCTGTTCGGCGCCGCCTCGCCTTCCAACGCGAACGGCCTGATCACGCAGGGCTCGACGAACGGCACCGTCGCAGGGATGCAACTCGTCGTCGACCACAACCTCGGGACCGGCAACACCGCCGCCCGTCTGTACCCCTCCGCAGCCGTCACCTTCTACGAGGCCGCAGGCGCCCCGTTCCAGGTCAGCGTCCAGGACGTGTCCAGCCTCGAGGTCGAGGTTGCCGTCTACGGCTACGTCGCCGCTGCGGCCAAGTACCCCACCGCGGTCCGTACGCTCACCGTCACGCCGTGACCCCTCGCCCTGCGCCGGTCCTGACCTCTCCCAGGACCGGCGCAGGGTCCACGGAGGCCCGTTATGCCGAACTACGTCGACCTCGACGAACTCAAGACGGTCCTCGGAGTCGGGGACCTCTACCCTGACGCGCAGCTCGAGCAGGCCTCGACCGCCGCGACCAACCTCGTCCTGTCGATGCTCAGCCGCTACTCGTACCCTGTGGATCAGCTGTGCTGCGAGGACGGCAACGAGGTCAAGGCACGCACCGTCGGCTTCCACCGCCTTTACGTCGGGCAGTCCATCGTCAACTCAGGACTACCCCCTCACCTAAACGGTCCCGCGACCGTCACCGCCATCGGCTACACGGCAGACGTCCCCCCACGCCCACTGTGGCCCTGGCCGACCCTGTGGCCATACTCGTACAGCAACGCCCAAGAGCTCTACAACACCTACACGTTCGAGCTCGTCCACGGCGAGCCGCCCATCACAGAACAGCGTGCCATCATCCCGTCCGGCTACGTCTCCGACCAGCAGTCACAGGACGTCTACGAGAACGACCCGCTCGTCCTCGAGGCGTGCATGATGCTCACCGTCGAGATTTGGCAGGCCCGCGTCGCACCAGGCGGCACCATCCAGGGCGTCGACTTTCAGCCTGGACCGTTCCGACTCGGACGGTCCCTCATCGGACGTGTGCAGGGCCTCCTCGCCCCGCACCTCGACGTCGGCACGATGGTCGGATGAACCTCAAGACCCTCCGACAGACGCTCGCCACCGCCCTCGAGGACGCCGGCGTCGACTACTCGACCTCGGCGTTCCCACCGCCCGTCGTCATCCCGCCGACCGTCGTCATCGTCCCAGGCAACCCCTGGATCACGCCGGTCACTCTCGGACGGCCAGCGACCCCACAGGTCGAGGTCTCGTTTCGGCTGACGTGCATCGTCGCCAACCTCGACAACCAAGGCTCGCTCGACCAGCTCGAGACCCTCGTGTTCGCAGTCCTCGACAACCTGCCGAGAGGCTGGGAGGTCGGCGACGTCTCGCCGCCGTCCGTCGAGACCATCGGACCATCCGACCTGCTCGTCTCCGACGTGCAGGTCACTACCCTCGCCACACCTTCCTAAGGAGCATCCCATGGCAACCGTCCTCACCGGGCAGGACTTGTCCCTCACCATCGGTGGGGACGTGTTCGACGCCCAGACGATCAGCACGACGTTTACCTACACGCCGAACCGCGAAGTCCTCGAGACGCTCGACGGCCCCGTGTACAAGACGCTCACGTTCGAGTACAGCCTCGACGTCAACATGTACTCCGACTGGGGTACTACTGACAGCCTCGCCGAGGCGCTCGCGTCCATCGCCCTCAGCGCGCCCGACACGTCCATCGCATTCACCCTGGTCTGCACCGGCCCAAACGCCACAACGACCGTCTCGGGCAACGTGTTCCCCGAGGTCCCGCCTATGCAGGGCGAAGGCCCGACCGCATCGCAGGTCTCCTTCACGCTGACCGGCGACCGCAACACCACCCCCACGATCGTCGCAGCCTGATAAGGAGAGACCATGTCAACCGGTACCTGGGTCGAGGTAGAACACCGAGACCGTGGCCACCTCGTCCTCGAGCTCGAGCTCGTCGACTGGGTCGGCTGGGAGAGCTGGGCCGGACGCTCGTTCGTCACGTTCGGAGATGAGAACAACCCTCCTGGCGTGAAGGACGTCGCGTACCTGGCATACGAGGCCGCCAAGCGCACCGGCGTCCACGCAGGGGACTTCCCTTCGTGGAACCGGTCGCTGGCCGGCTTCCCGCAGTTTCGGCAGGGCGAACTGCCGCGCCCTACCCCGCCGGCAGCTTCGGACGACGCCGCGTAGACGTCGCTGTGGCTTCCGGCACCGCACCGAACGACTGGAACGACCTGAGAGACCTTCTCACCGCTGAGGAGGCTCTCAGGAGCCCGTAGGAGGCCCTGAGATGCCCACCACGACCGCCAAGAGTAAGGCCGGTCGTGTCACCGTCAGGCTGGACGACCGCGAAATACAGGCCATCCTGCGCAACTTCTCGAAGATGGACAAGCAGGCGAACAAAGACCTGAAGGACCTGTCCCGCGACATCAGCAAGGACATCGTCGGCGAGTTCCGCAACGCCGCTCGAGGCACCCGCTGGTATCCCGAGCAGGCGTCGTTCGTCGCGCAGTCGGCCAGGGTCGCTCGCGACCGCACCCCGTCGGTCACCATCGGCGGGTCGAAGCAGTACAACACGTCGGACGGTCGCCGTCTCGCCGCCGGATCTCTACTGTTCCTGTCCGAGTTCGGACGCGACCGCGCTAAGCAGCAGCGGACGTTCCGCAACGAAGCCCAGCGCCGCGCAGGTAGTCGAGGAGGCCTCCAAGGACCGCCCAGGTCGCCGAAGGAAGGACGCGGCAACCGAGGCTGGTGGCTGTTCCCGCGCCTCAAGCGGATGCAGCCGAACATCCTACGCTCATGGATCGAGGGCGCACAGCGCGTCGCCGACACATGGGGGAAGCCCTAATGGCCGCATCGCAGACCATCCGCACCCTCAAACTGTCGCTCCTCGCTGACGTCTCCGAGTTCGGCAAAGGCCTAGACAAGGCCGGCAGCAACTTTCGCAAGTTCTCGAAGGGCGTAGAGCAGGCGTCTAGGTTCGCGAACGTCGCCATCGGTGCTATCGGCGCGCTCGGCGTGTCCGCGATTAACGCAGCGTCCGACCTTGACGAGACGTCGTCAGCGGTCGAGCAGGTGTTCGGACGACGGTCAGCCGCGCAGCTGCAACGGTTCGCACAGACCGCCGCACAGTCACTCGGCCAGTCACGCCAGCAGGCCCTCAGCGCAGCCCAGTCGTTCGGCATCTTCGGCACGTCCGCAGGCCTCGCCGACGACGACCTCGTCGAGTTCACCACGTCTCTAGTCACCCTTGCTGCCGACCTGGCATCGTTTAACAACACCGACGTCGACACGGCCATCAACGCCCTCGGTGCAGCGCTCCGTGGCGAGTCCGAACCCATCCGTCAGTACGGCGTCCTCCTCGACGCCGCGACGCTCAAGAACAGGGCGCTCGCTGAAGGCATTATCGAGACGACCGAACAAGCGCTTACCCCGCAGCAGCGCACCATGGCCGCCTACGCCGAAATCCTTGCGCAGACCACCCTGCAGCAGGGGGACTTTGCACGAACCTCAGACGGCCTCGCCAACAGTCAGCGCATCCTCAAGGCCGAGCTCGAGAACTTCCGTGTCGAGCTCGGCGAGGAGCTGCTCCCAGTCGTCCAAGAACTGCTGCCCGAGATTAGAGGCTTCGTCGACCAGATCGTGAGGGCAGACCCTGAGAAGGTCATCGCCATCGGCAAGGCCATCCTGTCCCTGGCGGCGGCCATCAAGGTGCTCAACGCAAGTCTCAAGGCGTTCGCAGCTCTCAAGGCAGCGTTCGTGACTGTCACCGCCGCGGTCGCGGCAGGCGGCGCAGGAGCCGTAGCAGCCGGTGGCGCGATCGCCCTTGGAGGTGGCGCAGCCGCAGGCCTTGCAGCGCAAGAGTTCGAGCGACGGGACCCTGAAAGGTTCGCACGCCTCGACGTGGGCGGCAGCCTTGCCCGCGAACGTCAAGCAGCTCGAGGAACGCCAGGGCAACGGCAGACCGGCAACGTCCAGGTCAACGTGTCCGGCGTCGTCGGGTCCTCCTACCAGGCAGCCCGCGAGATCGACAGGTTTCTTGCCCTTCGAGACCGGGCGCGCATCGGCTCGCCGTCCAACGCACGCTGATGGGCTGGACACAGCAGGTCACTGTCACCGTCGGCGACACCGACCACACCGCCGAAGCCATCGAGTCGGTGTACATCACGCGTGGCCGCCACTCCTACTGGGAAGGCCTCCAAGCCGGTATCGCCCGCATCGTCCTCCTCGACCCAACCGTAAGGCCTGCTATCGGCAACATCCTGTCGGTCGACGTCAACCTAAACGCAGGCGGCAGCGCAAGAGTCTTCCAAGGACGCGTACAAAACATCACTGCACAGTTCGACCCGAACGTCGGCACCATCCTGACCCTCGACGCGTTCGGTCCGCTGGCAAAGGCCGGACGTCGGGATCAAGATGACACCCTGCCCGCAGAACTCGACGGTGTCCGCATCCGAAAACTGCTGCAGACCGCCCTGAACCAGCAGTGGGCAGAACAGTCCGTCACGCAAACATGGGATGACGTGCCTGCGACCGACACCTGGGCCGACTACGGCGTCGACACCAGCATTATCGACGACGGCCTGTACGAGGTTGAGCCTCTGACCGACGTGCCGACCAACACGCTGACACAACTCGCCTTGACGGCCTTCTCCGGCGGTGGCTACGTCTACGAAACAGGCGACGGCAAAATCGGATACGCCGACTCGGCAGAACGCCAAGCAAACCTGCTCAACACGCCGGTAACCATCGACGCTACAGACGTGTTTGCACTTTCAGGAACCTCAAACGAAGCGTTCGACAACATCGTCAACCAAGCAAACGTGACCTGGTCCGGCGGCACGGCAACCTTCACCGCAGCCGACTCTGTCGGCCAATACGGGTTCGTCGTTCGCGATTACTTGACGAACCTCAACGACTCCGACGACGCACTCGACTTCACAACCCGACTGGTACGCCGCCAAGCGTTCCCAGCGCCCATACTCGAAGGGCCACTGCTCGTGCGGCTGAACAACGTCGCCGACGCACTCGCAGACCAACTCGTGCAGCTCGCCATCAACGACTACCTGCAAGTCAGTTCAGTACCGACGGGCATCCTGCCATCCGGCCTCTTCCAAGGCTTCGTAGAAGGCATCAACCTCGAACTGACCGACACGTTCGCAAACGTCGAGGTCTACGCATCCGACGCTATCTACTCGATCTACACGACACGCTGGGTCGACGTTCCCGATGTCCTCACCTGGGGCAACACGGACGCTACGCTCACCTGGCAGAACGCCTAGGAGCCCCCATGCCCGACACCGGTGCACCCTGGAACATTCCCTACGTCGAGTCGACCGACCTCGTCTCCGACTGGCCTACGGACTCCCTGGCGTTGGCGAACGCCATCGACGCCGGCCTCGACGCTGCCGGTGGGCTGGTCGCGGTGAAGCACGCCCTGTTCACAGGCACACAAACGAACTCCACCGCATCAGCCGCAAACTTCGCCGTCACCGACCTAAGCATCACTCACACACTCGCAGACTCCTCAAACAAACTAATCATTAGCGCCTATATCGGCGCGGGAGGAAACTCCGCGGGCTTTGGCAACCTAGGCATAGGAGTAGCAAACGACGGCACGCTCATCGCCATCGGTGACGCGGCAGGAGTACGGACAAGAGTCGGCGCAGGCGGTTTTATCCAGCATCCAGCAGTTGACGACCTTATCGTCGCTAACCCTTCGGTCACATTCGTGTATGAACCGGGCGACACCACTGCCCACACGTACACCGTCCGCGCCATCAATGTTCGCAATGCTACAACTACCCTTTACATCAACCGTGCTGAAAACGATGCTGACAGCACAAACCGACCTCGCGCTGCGTCTGGTTTCGTTATTCAGGAGGTGAAGGTCTGATGGATTACGCCCTCGTCCTCACCCACCACCCTGACTATGCGGTTCGTCTGTGGGGTATGACCGACAACGACTACGCCACGCTTGAGATGCACGACGACGGCCCGAAACCGACAAAGAAGGCCCTCGAGGACCGCTACGCCGCGGTCGCCTTCGAGCTCGAGTACGCCGCCGTCGAAGCCGCCCGCCGCGTCCGCTATCAGGTTGAGACCGACGGCCTGTTCTTCGCTGCGCAGCGTGAAGGCGGCGACCTGAGCGCATGGCAGGCCGCAGTCGACGCCATCAAGGCCGACCTCCCGTACCCCGAGATGCCGTCATGATCGACTGGGCCGACACCGCACACAGGACGTTCTGGACGTTCATCGAAGCGTTCATCGGCGTCCTCGCAGGCACCTACGCCCTTGCCGTCGAAGGCGCCGCAATCCTGTCCGCAGTCGCCGCAGGCATCGCCGCCGCGATCGTGCCCCTCAAGGAAGGCGCCCTCGCCGCCCGCCGGAACCGCGCCGCCAAGGCCGGCTAATGGACCTCGTCCGGCGCGCCGACTGGGGTGCAGCGCCAGCACCTCGCAGGCCTAAGGCCATCGCCACGCCCGTCAAGTCCCTGTACCTGCATCACAGCGCAGGAAGCGACGGCGGCCCTGCCGTACTCCGGCAGATCCAGTCGTTCCACCAGCAGACCCGCGGCTGGAACGACATCGCCTACACCTGGCTCTACAGCCCGAACAGCCGCACCTGGTACGAAGGGCGTGGCCCTGGCGTCGCCGGCGCCCACACCCGCGGGTACAACCAAGAGTCACACGCCGTTTGCGTCCTCGGAAACTACGACCTCGAGGAGCTGCCCGAGACCGCCGTGCACGACCTCGCCGAGTGGGCTTACTGGCACGGCGGCACCTGGGGTCCCGACCAGTACACGCCGCACTCGGCAGTCGGCCAGACCGCCTGCCCAGGCAGAAACATCCTGGACGCCATCGAGGTCATCAACCAGCGTGCCAAGATGGTCCCGACGCGCGACTGGATCAGCGCCCGTGTAGCAGACCGTTACGGCTCCTACGAGGAATGGGAGCAGCAGGTTCGAGAGGCAGACCTGTGACCGACGCCGCCATGATGCTCGCCTACGTCGGACCCATGCTGACCGTCGCCGCAGCTGCGTGGCGCATGTCCGCACGCCTCGCCAAGATGGACGCCCGCCTCGCGCAGCTCGAGCGCGAGAACCGCGACCTCAAGGCCGAACTCGGCGCGCTACGCACGCTCCTGTCGGTCCTTGTTGACTCACGCCGGCAGGCAGGCTAATACTCACAGCGTCCGAACACCTGGGGAGGCGTATGGACGAGTTCGAGCAGGCCCAAGCCGAAGCACGACCAGGCTACGTCGGCTGGTGGGAAAAAGTCATTCCGCAACTGACCGACGCGCAGCAGGCGTCCCTACAAAAAGCATTACGGAACCGAGACATAACGCATACCGTCATCTCGAAGGTGCTCGGACAGTGGGGGCACAAGGTCTCGTACCAGCAGGTTGGTCACTACAGGCGCACCTATGTCGAGCGCTGATCCGTTCCTTAACGTCAAGCGCGACCTCGAGGACGCTCGACGTACCAAGCCGAAGCACCCGACCGGCTGGGAACCTGGCGTCGATACCGCCGCGGGCACCGTCACGGTCCAGGGCGACGAGAAGCCGCCGAAGGACTGGTCGCACATCCTGTGGAACCTCGGGCTCGACCCGAAGGACTGGCAGGTCGACGAGACCCAGCCGGTGCAGGTCCGCTCGTGGGACAACCACGAGAAGCGCCTGTTCTACTACCGCGCCGTCGTTCGTCCAACGTCCGGCCAGGAGACCGACCTCAGCGACCTCATCCGAGAGATCAAGCGGCGCGCACCGCGGGCGCCGAAGGAACCGCTCGAGGAACGCGGCCTCGTCGTCCTGCTGTCCGACTGGCAGGCCGGCAAGGCAGACCACGGAGGCCACGAGGCCCTCATCGAACGGCTGCTGCTGCTGCAGAAGGCCGTACCCGCCCGACTCCGCAGCCTTGCGAGGCAAGGCCGGCCAGTGTCGCACCTGTACGTCATCGGCCTCGGCGATCTCATCGAGGGCTGCGGGGATCACTACGCCCAGCAGACGTACAGCGTCGAGCTCGACCGCCGTCAGCAGGTGAAACTGGTCCGCAGGATGCTCGTCGCCATGCTTGCCGAATGGTCCCGT